GGAAAAAATACATACCCACGATGCTATGCATTTGGGGCTTTACTTAAAATGCTAACCGTGGTTAAATGGCAGGATGGACATCAATACAGCATTAAAGAAGTTTGGTTCCCCTAGCGGTATTGCGCGGGCGTTCGGCGTCAAACCCCCGGCTGTATCCCGTTGGATACGCAACGGTGCGATCCCGCAGCAGCGGGTGTGGCAGTACAAGGCTGGGCTGGTCAAAGCGCCAAAAGGACGTTAGTGGACGCTAGAAACGACAAACCCCCTTTCGGGGGCTTGCGCGGCAGGGGGGCTGCCTATACGCTTCGGGTAGTTGCAGAGCGTGACGATAGGTTAAGCGGGGGATTGCTTGCCTGTCAATCGTCACGCATGGAGTGATAACCATGTGGAGACAATTATGTTATTTTATACGCGCCATCTAGGCGATTACGCTCGGGACACAGGCCATCTCACAACCTACGAGCATGGCGTTTACACCCTTCTTCTGGATCGCTTTTACGCCACCGAAAAACCGTTTGGCGAGCGTGAGGCTATGCAGCTTTGCCGCCCTGCCAACGGACGGGAACGAGACAGAATCCGTCGTATCCTAAACGACTTTTTTATCCTTACTGCGTCCGGTTATGTGAACGCTCGGGCGATGAAAGAAATGGAAAAAGTCCACGAAAAACAGGCAAAAGCCAAGCAAAGTGCTCAACAGAGATGGATGCGAACGCATAGCGAACGCAATGCAAACGGTATGCTAACCAATAACCATAATCCAATAACCAATATCCAAAAGCCTGTAGGCATCGCCAAAGTTAGCGCAGCGGCTGTGTTGAGCGTGGTCGGCCGGAGGACAGAGTGATGGGTGACGAATACGCTTATGCTCCGAGCGCCGCGAAGTCCGGCCCGAAGGGATTGCCGGACGAGCGAGTGGCGCGAGCGATTGAACGGAGTGCCTTGGGTTGGGATGAAGCCGTTCGGAACAGCCCGCTGAACCGTCTGCGGTACTACGATGCGTTGCTGGCTCGCACCGCGTTTTCTGGGGACGCGGGCGAGCGGGAGAAAATTAAGATTCGCGTTGGCGAATTGATCCGTGAAATCGGTGCGCCTGACGTATTGGCTGATCCCGGCGTTGTTGGGTTAGTCAGGGAATTGTTTGGCGAGAAAGGCGTGTTGAGGTTGAAAGAACGTGCGAATTCCACCGCTAAACAAGTACAGAGGTAATCAAATATGGTGGCAAATATGGTTAACCCGTTGCATCAACGAGGCCCGGAACGAGGAGGGATACGACGATACCTTGATACCGTTACCCCGCAAGAATACTTCCCGCAGACGGGTGAGGTTGACCTTACGCAAGTCACGCTTACTGGCCTTGCCGACTTGTTCGGGTCGGACAAGGGGAGCATCAAACACGGCTACACCAAGCACTACGAGAAGATCATTGACGATTTGGGCGGGAAAAACGCGCCGCTAACCATTGCCGAGATCGGCATAGCGTGTGGGGCATCGCTGCGGATGTGGGCTAATTACCTGCCTAACGCCAAGATTGACGGTTACGACATCCAGAGTGAGTGCGCCAAGCTCTGCCGTGACCTGCCGAGTGTTAGCATCACGATCAGCGACCCGCGTAAGGTGGATAAAGACGCCGCCTACGACCTAGTGATTGACGACGGTAGCCACATTGCCGAGGACGTTTTGGGCGTGTTGGCGCATTGCTGGAGGTGGGTCAAACCGGGTGGGTATTACGTCATTGAGGACATGGGCTGTACCTACAACGACGGTTACCGGGACAAGTTCAACAAGCACTTTGGCAAAGACTTAAAAAACGACCGGAACTTGATGCTCCAGATGTTTGACGCACTCTCTCGGGAGATTGATCACGGGGTCGGTGCGTTTACCGAGATGCGGTATTACCGACAGATGTGGGTATTTAAGCGATGAGACACGCTGCCCGCCGTGATGCCAATGACGCCATCATTACCGAGGCGCTACGCAAGGCGGGATTCACCGTTATGGACTACGGCAAGGCAGGCCAAGGTATCCCTGACAAACTCGTTACTCGCCCACTCCCTGACGGCTTGCCGTGGGTGTGCTGGGTAGAGGTGAAGATGCCAAAGGGGCGTCTACGAGAGGCGCAGGAGGCGTTTAAGGCGGTCTTTGGGGCGAGGGGCGAGCATTACGTCGCCCGTGACCCCGAGACGGCTGTACGCGACCTGTGGATGTTATACGACGAACAGATCAAGCCCGAGCAGCGTCGGTGAACATCTGTGACTTACGGTTGCCTTTGTAATGCGCGATGACGGGGTTCGGATGCTCGCCAAAATGTTCGGGAAGGCAGGCGTATTGATGCTCTGGCAAGTGCGCGACGACAAACGGCGGCAGGCGGTTGACGTATTCCCGCAGCACCTCTTGGTCGCCGTACCAAGTTTTGTATTTCGGCTCCAGCCGGTCGTACATCTCGGCCAGCTGCTCCCACGCAAACCCATCAGGGGTGATAGTGCAGCAGCCGATGTATGGGTAGACGGCATCCAGCGTTTTATTGGCGTGTTCCGAGTAATCCTGACCGCGTTGCTTGGCGTTAAAGATCGCCTCACGCTGAAAGGATCGGCGCGTCACGGCAATGACCGCATCGCCCAGCAACAATTCGGGATGCAGAGGGCGACGCACCAGCATATCGGTGTCCATGTACAGGGCTGGCTGGGCAAGTTGCAGCGCGGCAAACGCTCGGGTGCGCCACAGCATCAGGTACTCGGGATTGCCCTCGGTGGGGTGCGCCCAAGTCACACCCGGTATGGTCGGGGTGTCCTTGTCCGTAACTTGGATGATTTCAGCGCCCGGATTGTGCTTACGAAGGGACGCCACCATTGCAGTCGGCTGGGAGATGTCTGCGCCGACATGGAAAAACACAAAGGTTGACATAGGAGAAATTTAACATGGTTAATTTGAACAGAAAACGCACTAGCCGAATTATTTGGGAAACGCTGTTAGAAAACGTCGTAAGCCACCCGAAAGCACCTTGGGTGGAGCAACTGAATATGCTGGATGCGCTGCGTGCCACCGCTAAACCCACCGGCAGCGTGAGTTTTGCAACGTTCTGGTGTCTTTATGCCGTGGTGCAGGCGTATAAACCAAAGCGTGTTGCCGAGGTCGGCACCTACATTGGCAAATCCACACTTGCCTTGGTGTCAGGCGGTGCGGAAGTACACACCTGCGACTACAGCAACGATGTGAAACTGCCGTTCAAGGTGAACCAATACCCGATGACGAGCAGCACCGATATGTTCGCCAAGCTCCAGCCCGCCATTGACCTGCTATTCCTTGACGGTCGGTTGGAACCTGATGACCTTGGGCATATTGGTCGCCTACTGCACTCGCAAAGCATCGTGGCGCTGGATGACTTTGAGGGTATTGAGAAAGGCGTTGCCAATGCGATGCGGTTTACCTATCAGGGTGCGATGCTCGTTTACCCGCCAGAGCGTGAGGTGTTGGAGCGGCACGGCATCCCCGACGACAGCACGCTGGCGCTGATCCTGCCGCACGGATTAGTGCAGTTGACGAACCAATAGCGTTAAAATACCCTCACCACGGGAGGCTCTATGTCCCACAAAGATGCGGCAGAATTTGTTGGCGTGTTGTTGCACTCGGCAACAGCCACTCACTTTTTGCATTTGCAAACGGCGAACTACGCGAGCCACAAAGCCTTGGGTCACTACTACGAAAACATCGTAGATTTGGCCGATAAATACGCCGAGGCGTATCAGGGCCACTACGGCATCATCCCGCTGACCGACTACCCCGATGGGTTCAAGGTACAGAAGGACGCAGCCGAGTACGCCAATAGCCTGCTGACGTTCGTGAAGGGCATCCGAGGCGACCTGCCGAAAGATACGGACTTGCAGAACATTATTGACGAAATCGTGGGCGAGATCAGCGCACTTGTGTACAAACTGGAGCGTTTCAAATGAACCGTAAGCCGGGACTCTACGCCAACATTCTTGCCAAGCAGGAGCGCATCAAAGCCGGTTCTGGCGAAAAGATGCGTAAACCGGGCAGCCCCGGCGCACCGACCGCCAAGGCGTTTCGTGAAAGCGCCAAGACGGCCAAAAAAGAGAACAAATGACCGCCGCATGGACTCGTAGCGAAGGCAAGAACCCTAAGGGCGGGCTGAACGCCAAGGGTCGTGCCTCGTATAAAGCCGAGACAGGCGGGACGCTTAAGCCCCCGGTCAAGAAGGGCGACAATCCACGCCGAGCCTCTTTCCTCGCTCGGATGGGCAATATGCCGGGGCCGATGGCAAAGAACGGCGAACCGACACGCCTTGCCCTCGCACTCAAGGCATGGGGAGCCTCTAGCAAGGAGGACGCCCGAGCCAAGGCCAAAGCCATTAGCAGCAGGAACAAGTAATGGCCGCTGACCGTCAACGCCTAGCCGCCGCCCTTGCTTACGAGGAAGAACGCCGACGACGCATGATGGAATCCGTCCCCACGACGGACAACCTGCCGCCTGCCCAGCCGACCCGCCGCAGCCTACGCACCGACCTTGAAAACCTGTCATCGGGTATCGGTCAGGGCGTGGTCAACCAGTTAGAGGGCGTCAAAGCACTTGTCACCGACCCCGTAGGCACGGCTAAAGCCGCTTACGAGGGCGTTAAAGGCGTTGTGCGCGATCCGTCCGTACTAGCCGACGCATTGCGCTATACCGCCCAGAAAGCCACTAGCGGCCCGTTAGGCGCAGGCGAAGTGATTGGCGAGATGATCGGCCCGATGCGCGGCAAACCGCCTGTCATGCAGGAAATTGACGTTTACCACGGTAGCCCGCACCGTTTTGAGGAGTTTGACGCCAGCAAGATCGGCACGGGTGAGGGCGCACAGGCGTATGGGCATGGCATTTACCTTGCCGAAAGTCCTGATGTTGCCCGCGATTACCAAGTGCGCCTGTCGTATGACCCCGAAAAGATGAAGATTGGCGGCAAGCAGATCAACGCCGTTTACGACCAATTGCAAGATATGGCTGCTCGTATGCCGCCCGCCCGCGCTGCCAGCGAATACGAAAAGCTGGACTTAATTGAACGGCTGATGATGAACAACCCGGTGGACGAGGTTGAAAAGGCCGCCGCCGAGTTATCGCCCGCCACGCAAAAGTGGTTTGCGACACAAGTAAAGCCTAGCTTTGAGACTTACGGTTCGTTTTATAAAGCCGACCTGCCTGACGAAATGCTAGATCGGATGCTGGATTACGACGCATCTATTAAAAGTCAGCCAGAAAATATACGAAACGCTTTGCAACCATTGCTTGACAAGCATGGCATCGCAAGAACTGCCGACATCGGCACTTTAATCAGCGCGATGGGCAGAGATATGCCGCAATCCATGGTTTCAGAAAAATTACGAGAACTTGGCATCCCCGGCATCAAGTACCTAGACGCAGGTAGCCGAGGCCAAGGCGGTAGCGGCACCCGCAACTTCGTCGTGTTCCCCGGCGAAGAAAAGAAAGTCAGCATACTTGAGCGTGACGGCAAGAAACTTGCCAGCGCTTTGAAAGCCACCGCAGCCCAAAAGCAGGACGTTGAAGTAAACCTATACCCGGTTCGCAATCAGCCAAATGTGATGTACCTCTCCAAGATTGAGGTGCCGCAAGGCCAACGCGGGCAGGGCATTGGCTCAAGCGTCATGCAGGACATCATCAGCCAAGCCGACGCAGACGGTAAAACGATCACGCTGACGCCCTCCACAGCCTACGGTGCAACGTCTACCAAACGGCTGAAAGATTTTTACAAGCGGTTTGGGTTTGTAGAGAACAGCGGGCGCAACAAAAACTACGCGCTCAACGAAACTATGTACCGACTTCCACGGAAGCCGAAAGAATGAACGCAGGTGCTTTTAAAAAGGGTCAGAAAGGCGGGCCGGGTAGGCCCAAGGGCTTGCCTAATAAGTCCACGCAGGCCGCTAGAGAGGCCATTGCAGCGTTTGTGGACGGCAACGCAGACAGACTCCAAGGGTGGCTAGACGAGATCGCTGCCGAGAAGGGAGCGCAAGCTGCCTTTGATGCGTTCAGCACCCTGCTGGAGTACCACGTTCCCAAACTCGCCCGCCAAGAGATCACGGGTAAGGACAACGGCCCGGTCAAGGTACAGATCGGATGGATGGCTCCCGAATAATCCTGCCCTATCGCCCACGCAAGGCGTTCATGCCGTTCCATGAACGCACGAAACGCTGGGCTTGCCTTGTCGCACACCGCCGCGCAGGTAAGACCGTCGCCGCCGTCAACGACATGATCCGCGCTGCTGCGATGTATCAAAGGCCATATGGCTTGTTTGCTTACGTCGCACCGTACAGATCCCAAGCCAAGGCGGTCGCATGGCAATACTTTAAGGATGGCGCACACCCGATCATTCAATCGGTCAACGAGCAAGAGCTAACGATTACGCTCATTAACGGCGCACAGATACGCTTGTTCGGAGCTGACAACGCAGATGCCATGCGCGGAATGGGCTACTCGGGGGTATACGCTGATGAATTTGGAGACTGGAAACCGAGTGTTTGGGGTAACGTAATTCGCCCCGCTTTGAGTGATAAAAACGGATGGTGCGTTTTCGGGGGTACTCCGAAGGGGCGCAACCAGTTCTACGACATTTTCCAATTAGCCACTCGTCTCCCTAGCGAGTGGTTCCTGTTGCGCCTTCCCGCCTCAACCAGCGGGCTTCTCCCTGCGACAGAGCTAGCCGCAGCAAAGGCGCAGTTGGCCGAGGATCAGTACCTACAGGAGTACGAGTGCAGCTTTGAGGCTGCGATCCTCGGTGCTTTTTTTGGAAAGGAGATGCGCGAAGCGCAGGATCAGGGGCGCATCACCAACGTACCGCACGACCCCAACTTACCGACGTACACCGCATGGGACTTGGGCTACCGCGACGACACGGCCATTTGGTTCTATCAAGTCGCCCGTGGGGAAATCCGCGTCATAGACTTTTACGCCGTCTCGGGCGAGGACATTCACACCATTGCCGATGTGGTACGCAACAAGCCGTACCGCTACGCCAAGCACTACCTACCGCATGACGCGAGAGCCAAGAGCCTACAGACCGGCAAGAGCATCATTGAGCAACTTGCCGCCCAACTAGACATCGCCAAACTCGCGGTTGTCCCCGACATCGGTGTGCAGTCGGGCATCCAAGCGGTACGCATGATGCTGCCGCGTGTGTGGTTTGACGCAGAGAAGTGCAGCGACGGCATTGAGGCGCTGCGCCAATACCAACGCGAGTACGACGAGGACAAGAAAGCCTACCGTCAGTCACCGCGACACGATTGGACATCACACCCTAGTGACGCATTTAGAATGGTTGCGGTATCATGGAGTGAAGTCGCTGACAAGCCCCCAGCGCCAGAGGTTAAGCCGCTGATGGTCCTTATTT